GATATTACCAAGGTAAAAAGAATTTTAGAGTGGGAACCAACACAAAGTTCTATTGACAATGTGGTGGCAACTGCGTTAAAATGGTATAACAAGATGCACAAAAAGGAAATACAATGACAAACGAAGAAGATAAAACTTTTGAAAACGAAGCCGGTCCGACAGGTCCAATGGTACAGATTTCATTAAAAGAGTATGATAAACTTAAAGAACGAGCAGATAAAATAGATGATGTTCGCCTAGAATTGACCAGAGAGATACAATCAATTGAAAAAAGATTGTTAATAGAGATTAAGAATATCAGAATAGATATAGGTCAAAGAGTAGGTGTGCTAGAAAAATATCGTTGGATTATATTTGGTGCTATACTAGCAGCTGGATGGATACTATCTATGAATTTTGCGGAAATAGTGCAACTGCTAAAGTAGAGTTTTTTTATTCTCGTTTAGTGGGGAAAAATGGGGAGGCTATTTTTTATACTCCAACTTTTTCCAATCACTCTTGACTTTTTAAGTGATTTGTAGTATATTATGAGATAGTGTTATGTCAAGTTATATAGATTTAAAGTATATTAGTGAAATCTCGTCAAGATTGGATCAGTTTAAAAAGAAGAATGATTATCTTTTTAACTTTAGGTGTCCACATTGTGGAGACTCACAGAAGAGTAAAACAAAAGCAAGAGCATATCTCTATAGAGTAAAAAATGATATGTTCTTCAAATGCCACAATTGTGGTCAAGGACAAAATTTATCAAATTTTATAAAATTCTTGGATCCCAAGAAATATGGAGAATACTTATTAGAACGTTATAAAGGATCGGCACCTTCCACGCCCCAGCCTAAATTTGACTTTAAACCAACAAAATTTAAAGAAACAAATTTACTTGATAACTGTACTAAAATAAGTAATTTGAAAGACGACCATCCTGTAAAGGATTATATTAAAAAGAGATTGATACCTACCGAATATTATGAGAAATTATATCTTGTTAACAAATTTCATAATTTTGCTAATAAGGTGAAACCAGGTATATTTAAAGAGAAGTATGAACACCCTAGATTGATTATTCCTTTCTTTGATGTAACTGGTGAGTTGTTTGCTTTCCAAGGTAGAGCATTTGGAAAAGAACAACCCAAATATATTACTATTAAGCTTGATGAAACAAAACAAAAAGTTTATGGACTTGAACGTGTAAACTTCCAAAAACACGTTTACATTGTAGAAGGTCCACTTGATAGTTTGTTTTTAGATAATTGTTTGGCCGCAGGCGGAGCAGACTTAACATTGAGAATGCCTAATGACCAAGTTACATATATATTTGACAACGAACCTCGTAATCAAGAAATTGTAAAACGTATGTACGCTGTAATTGAAAAGGATTACAATGTAGTTATTTGGCCAAATCATATTCAATTGAAAGATGTAAATGAAATGATTGTGTCTGGAATAAGTGTGGATGAAATAAAAAATATTATAGATAAAAATACTTTTAGAAAATTAGAAGCATTAGAAAAATTAAGTCATTATAAAAAAGTTTAGGGGTTAAATGGTAAATGAAAACATAAGTGTCGTGAAACGAAATGGTAGGGGTAAGGAAGCTCTTAACATTGAGAAGATTCACGAAATGGTAGAGTATGCAACCGAAGACATTACAGGCGTGTCTTCATCACAGGTTGAAATGAATAGTGGTCTACAATTTTATGATGGAATTACCACAAATGAAATTCAACAAATTTTAATCAAGTCGGCAAATGATTTAATTTCACTAGACAATCCAAATTATCAATATGTTGCCGCTAGACTATTACTCTATAGTTTAAGAAAACAATTATTTCACAAATTATGGGATCACCCACACATTTACACTCACGTTAGTGATAGTGTAAAAAAAGGAGTATATGATCCTGATATTTTAAAATGGTATAATAAAAATGATTTTGATAGAATGGAAAATTGGTTAACTCACGAAAGAGATTATACTTTTACATATGCAGGTTTAAGACAAGTCATTGACAAGTATCTTGTACAAGATAGAAGCACAGGTGATATTTTTGAAACTCCACAATTTATGTATATGATGATTGCTGCTACTATTTTTTCAGATTACCCAAAGAATAAAAGGATGAGTTATGTGAAAAGATATTATGACGCAATTTCAAAATTTAAAATTAATATTCCAACACCAGTTATGGCAGGTGTAAGAACTCCTATTAAACAGTATGCTAGTTGTGTACTAGTTGATGTTGCAGATACATTATCTTCAATTTTTTCTAGTGATATGGCAATTGGTAAATATGTTGCTCAAAGGGCAGGTATTGGTATTAATGCAGGACGTATTAGAGGAATCAATTCTAAAATAAGAGGTGGGGAAGTACAACACACAGGTGTTATTCCTTTTCTTAAAAAGTTTGAAGCAACTGTTAAATGTTGTACACAAAATGGTGTACGTGGTGGTTCAGCAACTGTTCACTTTCCAATTTGGCATAAAGAAATAGAAGATATACTTGTACTTAAAAATAATAAAGGTAGTGAAGATAATAGAGTAAGAAAATTAGATTATTCTATACAGTTATCTAAATTATTTTATGAAAGATTTATTAATGATGAAGATATAACATTATTTTCACCACACGAAGTACCAGAACTTTATGAAGCGTGGGGAACAAAAGAATTTGATGAAATATATAAAACGGCAGAAAGAAAAACAAGTGTATGGAAAACTAAACTTAAAGCACAGGACTTGTTTATGGCAATTTTAAAAGAAAGAGCAGAAACAGGTCGTATTTACATTATGAATATAGACCATTGTAATACTCACTCCTCTTTTAAAGATAGAATTTATATGTCTAACTTATGTCAAGAAATAACATTACCAACAACACCTATAAGTCATATAGATGGTAATGGAGAAATTGCATTGTGTATATTATCAGCAATTAATGTAGGACTTTTAAAAGATTTAGATGAATTAGAATCCTTATGCGATTTAGCAGTAAGGTCATTGGACGAAGTTATAGACCATCAAAGATATCCAGTTAAAGCGGCAGAAATTTCTACAAGAAATAGAAGAAGTTTAGGAATTGGATATATTGGTCTTGCTCATTACTTAGCGACACTAGGAGTTGGTTATGAAACTAAAACTGCTTGTAAAGAAGTAGACAAGTTATCAGAAGCATTCCAATATTATCTATTAAGAGCAAGTAATGAATTAGCAAAAGAAAAGGGCAAATGTGAATCCTTTTCTAAAACAAAGTATTCAGACGGTATCTTACCAATAGACACCTATAAGAAAGAAGTTGATGAGATTGTATCTAGGAAACTATCTTACAAATGGGAAGACTTGAGGAAAGATATTAAGGAATTTGGGTTAAGACATAGCACACTCACAGCTCAAATGCCTTCTGAAAGCTCTAGTGTGGTTTGTAATGCCACAAACGGCATTGAACCACCTAGGGACTATATTTCAGTTAAGAAAAGTAAGAAAGGTACTCTAAAACAAGTTGTACCTGATTATAAAAAATTGAAAAATAATTATACATTGTTATGGGATATGAAATCTAACGAAGGATATATAAACATAGTAGCAGTAATGCAGAAATACTTTGACCAATCAATTAGTGGAAACTGGTCATATAATCCTGAAAATTATGAAGAAGGAGAAATACCTTTATCAATAATGGCGGAAGATTTATTAACAACTTATAAATTAGGATGGAAGACTTCCTATTATCAGAATACATATGATAGTAAAAGAGATATAGAGGAACCTGTACACCCTATTGGTTGGAAAGATGATGTGCCAGAAACAAAAACTATAATGGAGAAAAAAGACGAAGAAGAATGTGAAACCTGCGTAATTTAAAGGAACTTTATGGCATTTTTATGTGCAAATGTACCACATACGGAAGTACTAGTTAAAAAACAATACCTTTATGATTTAGAAAAAGGTTTTGGAGAGTTTGAACCAGGTATTTGGTGTACTGTTAAAAGTATTCAAGGCAGAGCATTATACTTTGAAACTTATTTGTATGAAACAGGAGCACTATATGATAAGTTGCCTATAAATGCTTTTGTATGGAAAAAAACAAAAGAAGATATAGCACTACCAGAATTACAGTTATGGGATTGTTTTGATTATGATATTACTATTATACAGAAACAATTGGTAAGTGGTAATAGATGTACGTTTTTATCACCAAGTAAGAAATTATATGAAGGAAACTATATGTTTAGTATAGATAGTTGTTGTGCAACGAATAAAGAAAATAATGTAGGGTATAGTGAAACTCCTTCTCAACATAAATCATTTAACATACTAAAGTTAGATAATGGGCATTTTGCTGCTCAACCTAATAATAGAGTTTTGTTTTATGATAAATCATTAACACCTAGTAAACCAAAAAGACCAGATTATAAAGTATCTACTAGAGAGTATAGTGTAGATAATATAAGTAAATGGACAGCAGGTGATAGTGATGACCACCATTATGAATTAACAGAATCAGAAAGAATGCAAGAACAATTAGAACCGATAAATGACTAAAAGTGTATTTAATATAGATAAAAAATTAGATTATACCAAACAACCTATGTTTTTTGGTAAAGATTTACAGGTACAAAGATATGATGTATTAAAATATCCTATCTTTAATAAACTGTTTCAACAACAGTTAGGTTATTTTTGGAGACCAGAAGAAGTATCTTTACAAAAAGACATTGCAGATTATAGAGAATTAAATGAACAAAGTAAATTTATATTTACTTCTAATATAAAATATCAAACAATGATGGATAGTGTGCAAGGTAGAGGTCCTGCGTTGGCATTATTACCTTTTGTTTCAATACCTGAATTAGAAAGTTGTGTCATTGCTTGGGACTTCTTTGAAAACATACACTCACACTCATATACATACATTATAAAGAATTTGTATCCTAATCCTAGTGAAATCTTTGATACTATAGTTACAGATGAGAAGATTGAAAATAGGGCAACTAGTATAACACAAACATATGATGATTTAATTAATTTAGGTTATAAATGGCAATTAACACCAGATAGTGTTGATATGTATGAGTTGAAAAAGAAACTATATTTAACATTGATGACTGTTAATATATTAGAAGGTTTAAGATTTTATGTTTCTTTTGCTTGTTCGTTTGCATTTGGAGAATTAAAGATGTTAGAAGGTTCTGCTAAAATACTTTCTTTAATTGCAAGGGATGAAAGTTTGCATTTATCAATATCACAAAGAATAATTAATAACTATCGTGATAATGAAAATGATAAGATTATGAATAAGGTAATGAAAGATACACAAATAGAAGTTTATAAAATGTATGAACGAGCAGTTAATCAAGAAAAACGTTGGGCAACTTATTTGTTTTCAAAAGGTTCTATGATAGGACTTTCAGAAAAATTATTACATCAATATGTAGAGTATATGGCAAATAGACGTATGAGAGCAATTGGATTAGACCCACAATATGACCAAAAGACAAATCCATTACCTTGGGTTGACCATTGGTTAAATAGTAGGTCATTACAAAATGCACCACAGGAGACCGAAATTGAAAGTTATGTTATAGGTGGAATTAAACAAGACGTACAGAAGGATCAATTCAAGAAATTTAAATTGTAAAAGTATATAATGGATCTAAATGATGATATAAAGAAATTTGAGACCACCTGTGGAAATTGTAAGACTAAATTTACAATTAAATATGATGATGAAGAAACAGATATGAAACCTATGTCGTGTCCATTTTGTAGTTATGAACTGGATGATGAAGAAGATGAAATTGGAGAAGAAGATGAAACAAGTTGGGATTGATTATAGTTTAACAAGTCCTGCAATATGTGTAACAGAAGACTTTACATTTGAGCATAGTCGCTTTTATTTCCTTACAAATAAAAAGAAACATTTAGGTGTATTTGGAAATATAAATGGTTCTGAACATCAACCGTGGACAGACCCTATACAAAGATTTACTCAAATTTCTGATTGGGTTTTAAAAGTTTTACGTTTATATCAACCTGGTGGGATTACAATAGCAATAGAAAACTATTCTTATGGTTCTAAAGGTCAAGCACTATTTCAAATAGCAGAAAATTGTGGTATACTTAAATATAGATTATTAGAACAAAAATGGAAATATAATGTTATTGTACCAAGTGTTGTTAAGAAATTTGCTACAGGTAAAGGTAATGCAGATAAAGAAATGATGTACGAACAATTTTGTAAAGATACAAAAACAGATTTAAAGAAGTTATTAGACACAGCAAAGGCAGGAAATCCAGTATCAGATATAGTTGATAGTTGGTATATAGCAAAGGCAAATTATGGGCGACTTTAAAATATTAATATTAGCATATCTAATTGGTCATAGTCCAATAGAAACACAACAAACTTTCCAAATGGAAGGTTGGTATAAAAATATGGAAGAATGTAAAAAAGAATTACTTTTACAAAAACCAGATGGAAGATATGAAGTGATGAACGAGTTTATTATAGACGGAGAATTTAAATGGGATTGGTTAGTTGCAGGTTGTAAAAGTGATACAACTGGAGAAGAATTCCAACTTTGGCCGACTTATCCTAAAGGTAAACCAAAAGAGTTAGAAGGCATTGAATTTGATGTTTTTGAATTACAAGTATAAATTTTGATACTCAAGATTTTAGATCTTATGCTCAATGGTTATCTCTTGAAAATATAAACTTTTTTGCTGAAGATAGATT